TTTTGGTGAGCGAGAATCTGGTTCAGAAGTTTTTCGAGAGGTCTAAAGTTTTCTTCTGTGAGAACGTGTATTATTCGATCCATCTCATCCATAGATAGATTTATCTTCATTTTATTTTATTATCCTTAATTTAGGTTTTCGGAGTTCAATAATGACTTGCATGGCCGCTTTAGTTTCTTCGACCGTCAGGCGGGCGCCGCGTAGAGCATTACAGTCAGTGCAACAAGGGAGTACGTTATCAAGAGTGTATCCTCTAGAATTATCAATTCGATCCAAACCTGAACCTCGAGTCATCTCAAGAAGATTGGCCTCACAATAATAGCAGCCAGCATTAATTAATTGTAGCCACTGCTCTTTGGATAAAATCCATTCTCTTTTTCTCTGGGTAGTAGCCATAGATTTCGCATAGCTATACCGATAATTCTTATCCCTCTTGGCGGCTAATTTCCGTCTAACTTCTTTAGATTTTTTGTTTCCGCAGGGTTTACAATATGTCTCAGGCCAACGATATACACTTCCATTTTTAGCCGTTTCCTGGCGCCAATGAAATTCTGATATATCTTTTGTTATATTGCATTCCGTGCAATGTTTGGTATTCATTACGAAGCTTCCTCTGGAGGAGGCGGTGGTGACTGACCTACGCTCTGCAATTGTCCTGGAGTCTGAGTTGCCTGAGTATTTAGTGACTGCTGAGCAATATTGGCTTGCTGGCCTTGCGCATGTGAGAGGGCATCTAACATCGCTTGAGCTTCTTGCGCTTTCGCAACTAAGGCTCCCAACTCATGGTGTCCGAATTGCCCGGAAATCTCGTCCGTTTTAAGTGCATAATCCACCCAATCAATAAAGCCTTGTAGGTCCTGACTAGGATCGAAAGCAAAATCAAACCCATGTAGAATCCTATCAGCGATTTCGATAGGAGAGAATACACGCATGATTTGAGCTGGCTTGCGTAGGTACCTTGAAACATCCTTAACTCCGTTAACTTGTAAGAGATTCTTTACTGCTTCGAATCGTTCGAGTGGGGAAATAAGACCTAATTGAAGATCAATGGGGTTAGCTGTTAATTGATAGATTAATTGCGCGGTCTCTAATCGTACTTGTTGATTCGAATTTGCTGAGTTACCGTCAATCTCGAAGTCATACATACCCTCAAGCTCTTTACGATCTTGTACTTGGTACCAACACGGCTTTCCATCGGAACCTACAACTCTAAAGGCAAATCCCTTTTCAACTTTTTGTTGAAGCAGATGCCAAAGATAGCGAAGAGCTACTTTAAATCCTCGTCCCATCCGTTGTAAGAAAATATCCAAGTTAGCGTTCGCTTCTCCTAGGATTGCTCTCGTTCCAGTCGCTGTTCTTGTCGCTCCTTGACCCCCGATAATACCAAGAGACAAGTCAGAAACACTAGTCAAACGCTGAACGTAAGACATTAGAACTTGTTCTTCTTGCATTCCGAAAACAGTTTTGTTTCCTAATTGAGGGAAATAGACATCGGTGCCAGGATTATCCAGAGGAAGCATCGTGCCTGGCTCAATGCTAAACTTTTCTTCTGGAGTTGAACTCGTCGGGCGATAGAACCCGAAAGGTAAGGAAGTAAGAATCCCGACGTCCATCTTGAGGTTGTGGATCGCATCTATTTCCTTACCCAGTTGGTACAGAAGCTCAACTAATCCAACACCGTATGTGGTTCCATGACGTTTGTGAAAATCAATCTTAATAAATGGCCGCATGCCTGTTGGCATAACTCGACGTAAATATGTAGCTCGTAAAATTTCTAGCGTATCTGGGTTTAACCAAACTATAATATCTGAAGCGATACCTGAATCATCTACGTCTAAACGTAAGTGAGCCTCAATAACCTGATAGCGATCTGCTTGGAATCTTTTAGTAACATTTGTTTCACCGGCTTGTATCGCACGGCGATCTTTTATCTCACCAGTCTGATCTCGAGTAACAGAGTCTTCACCCTTTTCGATAACCTTCATTACTGCTTCGGAATCAAAGATCTTTCTATCAACAAGGGTCAGCAACTCGCTTGCGGTGAGATAGAATTGTTGGATAACATAATCCGCTTCTTGCGGGTCTCCTTCTCCACCGACGATTAGCAAATCTTCAAGTTTTACATTCTCTAAGATTGGACCCTCAAATGTTTTGATGGTGCGGGCGACTTCACGCTCTTCAAGGGTTACTTCTGGGACTTCTACAGTTTTACCTGTTTGCGGGTCGAATTGTAATTTAGTGCTTTGAACCGGAACTTCCTCGACATCTAAAAAGCGAGAGAATTTTTCATCCCATCTCCATTTAAGTAAGCCAGTACCGCTTGCGCACCATTGCCAAATCCATTTATCTAGAATATCATTTACGCCGTAGTAGTTGTTTGCCCAGTCACGGAGAGCATAACGCATTAGCTGCTCACACATCTTCTCACAATCAACGTGAACTTCTTTGCGAGCACGCATAGAGAACATCGGGTCTACGGTAGTAAGGGCTGAATACATACGTGCATGAAATGATTTCACCACCGTCAAAATAACGGGTAAGTGCATCGTTGAACCCCAGTCTGTTGCAGCGGAATAGATAGGTTCTAAGAACTCATCTACTTGGATAAGGTATTCTTCTTGACGAGCTAAAAATTCGGCACGGTCATTGTTCCCTTGGTTCCAAACTGAAACGATCTTCTCAGCGACTTCTAAATCTTTAAGTTTTGAAACTAGCTTCTTTACGATCTGATCGCGTAGTGAAGCTGTGACTTTAAGTCCCTCGGCTTCGTTGTCCTTAAGGACGTTTTTTCGACCGTCGCGAGCTAGTTCCTGATCTTTATTTAATTCAGACATGTATTGTTATCCTTAGTAATATTATAGTTAATTTCTTTTAGATTTAGAGCCATAAAGAGGCAGCTTCCCGCCCGGAGAGCCTGTCCACGAACTTTCCGGGCGTCGCAGGATTCGTGATTTTGCGTAGATAGATGATATATTCGCTGTAAGAGCATATTTCAAACACGCGAGAAAATCTTTGTGAGATATATCTAACTTTGGCTTATATTCGTCGACATTGCGATACTTAACCCAACACACATTCTCAATATCTCCGATAATCCCTGTGTTACCCTCGAAAACCCTTAGTTTAGGTATTAATTGATTCCATTTATTGGGGAGGACAGGTAATTCCAGAACAAGGGATAAACGTGATATGAAGTCCTCGTCATTTTTCTCTTTAAACGTCGTAGCACGGGCTCTGATGCCTTCTTCGTTCATGACCTCTATGAAGGACTTGTTACCGTCCCCTCCGCTCGTTGGCGTCGATCCTAGGCTATCTACGATGATATCGTGAATTCGATACCCTTTAAACCATTCCTTCAGCTGTCGGGCGAATGCACGGGGAGGAAGATCAGATGAAAGTTCCTTTATATAATACAAATAACCATCACGATCTACTCCCAACATACAAGCAACGTTTTCTTTGCTAGGATGTGGGTCCACCGCAATTACCACGGACCAATCCTTAGGCCATTCAAATGATTTTACAACATGGGTAGAACGGTTAAACAAATGAGCAAGAGCAAGACCAGATAAATCGAAAAACGAACCGTGACGTCGAATTTGGATTTCTTCTTCCGATAATCCTTTAAAAAATACACTTTCATAAAAATCCCAGTTAAGATTGACTTTATTAACGTCACTTGAAAAACGAAAACATTCAATGTGTGGGGCTTCGCCACGAGACCACGGCGTAAAAATTTCTGTTCTCATCCATGCCGCTGTAATAGGTGTTCCTAGCATTAATACCCACGGCTCGCTTCCAAGTTTACGAAGTCCTCGTAACAACGCTTTATAAACTGCATGTGGGCATGGTTCATCACATACGATGAAGTCTGCTTCCACTGATTCAAACATTAGTGGATTTTGATCGTGAGTCATGAAAAGAATCTGCGAGCCGTTCGGGAAAGTAATTTCCGAAACGTAGGGGCGGCCACGCTTGTGGAGTTGATCCTCAGTAAGGTTGGTCCATTTGCCTAGCTCGCCTAACCAAACATCTGCAATCTTATTTGGATTATCAAGAAGAATAATTCCTCGGCAAGGTACTGGAGTGAATTTATTTTTGATTGGATTATATCCTTGAACAGCCCACAGAACTTCGTTAGCTCCCATACACGTTTTTCCGGCGCCGTTACCACTGAATACTGCACGGATCATCTTGTCCGAGGTATGAACTGGGCGTTGACCGTCGTTCGGGGTGTAGTTAGCTTTCTTTTCTCTTTCTCGACGAGCTTTTTCTTCGAGCAGAGAAACTAAGCGCAATTTTTCTGTTCGCGTGAGCTTTGAGAGATCCACTCTTCCGGGTCCTTATTACTTTTTCGACGATTTTCTGCAATTGTGAGGTACTGAAGGTTGGCCGGTACATGAAGGCCGCAGGAATTTTTTCCATTGATTGGGTAAATATGATCTACCTCATATCCTGGAGGGCAATTCTTGTAAATATCTTTTATTTTCTGACGATCTTCGGGGCTAAGCCATGTAGGCATAGCTTTCTCTTCAGTAAATTTTCGCCGTTTGTTTTTCTCTAAAGCTTTTTTCTTACGTATCTCAGCTACACGAACTTCTTCTAAAAGTGCCTTTCGGCGGGCGGGATATTCCCTTCTATACTGTAGTAGTGATTCCTTATTCTGCTGATAGTAATTCCTACGTTGCTGTCTTAAACAATCAATACATCTAGCTGTATATTTAGTCGGCTTTATAATTAATAATTGAAATCTACGACGACGGCGTGGAACGAACTTGGTGCGTGGCTTCTCTAAATTGCAACAAGAACAAATTTTAGTGTTTTGCGAGGTCATCTGTAGACTTAGCTTTTTTAACGAGAGAATTTAGAACTGCATCGAGTTCTTTATCTGGGAGTTCCTCGAACTTGTGAGTAGTCTCTTGGCGCTCCACGGCCTTACCCTCGGTCCTATCAATTAGATTTTGTGTAATCTGGGCGGCCTTAGCGTGATCGACTTCCATTAATGCGCTTGTGATTTGGCGAGCCTGTATCAAAGCGTGATATTTCTTTCGCAATTCCTCTGCGCTCAGGCCCGCCGTGAGATCTTTTTGAATAGCAGGAAGCACTTTAAGGCGAAAATCCTCAAAGTCCGAGAGCGCTTCGAATAAATTGTGAAGTTTATCTTCCGTATTGTTGGCGTACGGAGGCCAATTCGATTTCTTCTTCATAGCGAAGGAGTCCCCTCTTTCCTGCTGTTGTGGGTTCCACTTACAAATATTTTATCAGAAGTCGTCGTAATTAAAGGGTCACAGGCCCCTCTGGGCATGTAATATTACGCTTTTCTCCTAGAGAAGCGGAGGCGAAACGTTAAAACCGTCTCCTCCCCGGTGCTAGATCGGAGTTTGTGGCGCGGGCGCTATCTCCTGTAATTTCAACTAGTTAGGTGATTTTCCAAAATCTCGCCGCGCTCATTTGGAACCTTATATCGTGAAATAAGGGAGTGATGACGGGCACATACGCGGGTCAAAAAGTTTTGGTATCAAAATGGTACAAGGATAAGCTATTGATATCACTCGTATATATCATATTCATATATTTATTTTCATAGACTATTGTATGTGAGGGAATAGGTGTGGGGAATTAAGAATAATATCAATATAAGATTACGGAAGGATTACAGGTATTTATCAATAATCAGTTTACACTATATAAGTATATAGTTGAGAAAAAATGACCTCAAATCGCATATAAACGATCTGAAGAAAAAGCCGTAGAAGTTAGCGTAATCATTGATGAATTCAAGGTGAATTTTCTTTAAAATAGTTAAAAATAATTTAGACTAGGCAGTTTGACCTATATTATTACTACTTATAATATTACTACTAGTTTGATACGACTTTTGGCACGAAAATAGATGCATAGTAATATTACTTTCGTTGTTTTATACTGTATGTATAGGTTGAACGTAAAAGAAGGGGTTTTAAAATGAAAAATTATAGAATGACAGCAATAAGGACTTTAAGTGTAGTTGATAGCTTTTCAAGTGCTACATTATATGTATGTGACTTACAAATCAATGAGTTAGGCCGTTGGACAACAGTTCAAACGATGTTTAACACTAAGTTGCCGTTGTTATTAGTTGAACGTGAGCAAGTTAGATTACAAATGGAAACTATTGCAAGACCGCAACTTAAACTTGTTAAATAAATATAATATTACTAGTAGTAATGTTACTAAAAAGGAGAATTAAAATGATTAACGATTATAACATTGAATACTTTCTGCAATCACTTATGTATTTGCTTGTGATTATTTTTATGGGAACTGCTTGTGTGGATATGAATGAGAATTTCAATACGATTAATGAAATCATACCAAGCAATTCAATCTTACACGTTGATGGAGAAGATAATGACTAACCCAAAACTAAAACTAACTAACACTTTGAGTGAAGCACAAAGCGAAACACGTATTAGTCTTAACGAATTTATAAGTGACGTTGAATTATATCGTTTGCTTATCACGCATAACTGCCACGAATTACTTAAACATGGAGCTAATAAGTCCACGTTATCTTTATGTGCGAAAATCAACGGGCAATTAGGTCGATTACTTAATTCTCTGAGAGTATTAGGAACTAAATTATAAACTTTAAACAAAGGTAGGACGTATATGGAAACAAAGAAAATAGCGCCTGTAATCAGTTTGGCGGATCTTGCTTATAAGCGTATCCAATGTATTGAGAGAGTATTTATTGAGGAACGCTTTATTGATGCTGCTATGTCAAAGCGATTTGATCATGCTAAGCGAGTAGTGGATTTTGCACATGTGAAATTAATGGAATACAAACGAAATAAAGCATCTTAAAGCAACCCCGGAAATATATTGTCGTTGGCCTCACGTGAATAACGTGGGGCTTTTTTTCGTCTAATATAGCATACAAAATCATACCCGAATGATCGCTATATTATACCTTTTAACAAACTATTTTCCTTTATAATTTAACCTTGAGTGATCAAGACATATACGTAAAGCAACGTCCTCAGACAGGGTATTATGCGACTTCAGTTGTCTATAAATACAATCTAACATTACATTATTACAATCGCGCGGTTTAAAAATACCTGTTTGACAATATAAAACTATTGCTATTACGACATTACTCATACGTACCATCCTTCCAAACATCGTAAAGCGCATCGCCAGCACCTTCAATATAGTCTTGATACGCCTCATGTGCTGATTCGCGGGAAAAATTCTCACATTCGTCTTCAATTAATTTAATCTCATTACTAGGAAATTCAGCTAGTTCATAAAACACACCAGGAAGTAATTTATCTTCAATAGATAATATTTCCCATGTATATTCATCTCCGTCATAAGAGTAACATTTAACATCTAGTTCAATGAGTAAATCCGTTCCTAAATGATCTGAATAAAATTTAATTTCGTAAGTCATTAATTTGCATCCTCCGTCCTTAAATTCCATTTCTTGGGAGTTAATATATTCTGGGGAGAAGTGAGTGCTTGGAGATCCGACTTAACTTCAGCTTCATGAGGATCGAATTCAACTTCCTCGAATGCCGTAGTAACAGGATCATATTTCAAAAACATATCACCAGGCTTAGCGAGCTTATGCCTTGCTACTTCAAGCCTTAATCGCGATATATTCTTTTGCTCAGGCACACGTTCTAGAATTAACAAATTATCAAGCGCTTGATTAATCGCACTACCACCTTTAAGAGAATCCATTGACAAGCGTTGCCCTTCCATGAGGTTCTTGGGTTGAACGATGAGGTTAATGTGACAATCAAATTTTTTCGCGAGGGTTTTTATTTCTTTGATAGTTCGACTAACCATTGGTGTATTTTCGTCGTCGAGCATATAGTGGAAGTGGTCCATCCAAAAGTGACGGACTCCGAGAGCAGTCAACGTTTCGAACCATTTCTTCATATCCTCAATTGGGAAGAATCCGTAGCCAGGAGCGAAGTATAGTGGCCATTTAGCTAGTTGCTCTTTGGCTTTTTCTTTGAAATTATCGTCGATGGTAGATTTCCAACTATTAGTAGAAAGAGCGATAGACAAAAGATTGGGTATAACTTCCCGAGCTGGATCAAGTTCTCGTGAAGCATAACCAATAGGCTCGCCACGAGAAAGTATTGAATGAAGGAGATGGTGGTATAAAGTATTTTTCCCTGTCTTAGCTTGTGCCATAAGAACCGTAAGCTCCCCATGTCTGAATCCTCCTCCTAAAAGTTTATCAAGTCCCTCAACTCCTGTGGGATCTCCTTTAACGCGATCTTTATCCGATAGGTAATCAATCGTTTCATCTAGTAGTTCTGAAGCTAGAACGTAAATAGGATCAGTTGTTTCTTCTTGAGGTCGAAACTCACCCTTAAGCTCTCGAGTAAATAGGTCCGAGATAGTGCGTTTAGAGCTATCATCAAGATAACAATCATCACCTGTTACCTCGACAAGATTAGTGAGCTTGTCGTAATCTTCTGTGATCGCGTACCCTTGCTCGCGCATGTTCATCACGGCTTTTACGAGTGCATTGTGACGGTGACCTGGTTCAGCACCTTCCATTAAGAAGTTCAACGTTGAGTTGAAGAGTTGCCCTCGCCGGGAGAGCTCGCGCCCATCATTCCCGGCTCGAACCAAATTTATCACGGGTTGTATGGCCTTCTGCGGACTAACCTTTGCTCCAATTTCATTAATATGTGAGAACTCTGCGGTACATGGATAAAAGAATCTTGAGATATCTTTGCAAGTTTGGTCAACAAACGGAAACTTATTACGATAATATTCAAACGTGGCTTTATAATCCTCATCATTAGTTATTGGAGAGGAAAGCGGGAGGATAACGCGGAATCGATCACAAACTTTACCATTCTTCTCACGTTGGTGAGATTTAGTTGTGGCAATTATATACTGATATTCTTTAAATATAGTCTTAGCTACTGGAAGTACACACCCATCATCCACATCAAACACCAAGAGGGAGAGCTCCAACGCATCTTTAATCGTGCGGCGACCATTGAAGCGAGCCGGGGACCAATTGGAAACCATGATAGCCCCGGCGAGCTCATCTAGGTTTTGGAATTCTACTTCAGCATCTATCTTACCGAGGTCGTTTTCATTAATCTTGCTGATTTTGAACACAAGTCTCGTTCTCCATGAATTTCACACGAGTTAATTTATAGATACAAAAAACAGGACCTTCTAACGTCGACTTACATTCTTTTAAGTTCCTATACCCAATAAGGTTATCTTCATACTTCCACGAGTAAAACGCTTGGTCGAAGAGTCCAGGCCTATAATCATTTGCAAACTGTAATAGTTCCCACGGCGTCTCTATGAACTCCAAATGGGGGGCAACGTAAATTACCGTTCGGTATCCTTCTTTAAAGGATTCGAGGATTGCTTGTGACTTTGTGCCTTTCCACTCGGTAATGAAGTAACCTGGGTCGTAATCGTTGGGAAGCTTATCCCCTTGGAAGAAGAGTAACTGGTCCACGCGCCCTTTACAAAATCTGGAAATGCTGTCGTGAAGCTTTTTGTATTTACTGAGGTCGTCGCTCGTGGCGACCGTAATAAACGTCGTATCATTCACTGAATTATCCTTAAAAATTTGGAGTGAAGGATCAGCTTCATAGACTTCCCGAAGGGAAGGATAGGAAGTAGGTCATTCATGGGGCTCCTTAGGCGCGGAATATACTTTGAGTACGAGCCGCGCCGAGAACAACGTGGTTAGGAAGGCAGAGATGTGTATCGGACAAAATAAACATTCCATAAATACTCCTTTTTATTTAGCTAAAAACTTTGCATATTTACCCGCCGCAATCGCGGTCGAAACACTGGTTCCACGTAATCCTTGAACTTCTCCTGGGAACCATGCATTAACTACCGATCCATAATTAGAATACATGGCTTTTTGGCCTTCACTGTTTTGAGCTCCAATAATAATAAGTCCTGGGATCTTGTAACAAGCTGGGAAATACACGCATGCCTCATCTAAATTCACACGATCATTCCCCGCGGCTGCGAACATTATGGCTCCGCCTGCGGATAATTTTTGGAGACTATCTCGCTCTTCAAGGATTAAATTATTTGCACCGTAACTCATTGATATAATATCAGCCTTATACTCCAGGGCTTTCGTTAGTCCTAAAACAATAGCTTCTACTGAAGTTTGAAAAGTCTCACTAGGAGGTACTAAAGCTTTAATGCCTATAATGCAGTAATCACTAGCTCCTGCGAACCTAGCCGCAATCAGCGCCATTGCAGTTCCGTGACCAACATCATCTTGGCCATAACCTTCTTTTTTCGCAAACGCATCGTAAGCTTCAGGGCAAAGTACTACACCGTAATGCTCGAGTTCCTTTGCATCAAAGCCGGTATCGAGTATTGCTATGCGAACAGCGTTCTTCGTATGCTTTTTAACTTTCGGAACTACTTGTCGATCAAATACTCCTTGATAGGGTGCTGGCGTTCGGTGACTATTAAGATTAGTTGTATCTTCACGAACGCTAGGTAGCTCGGAAGAGCTGCGCGGGGTTCGTATTGTACCTTCTTGTATAAAGGCCTGCGGAGCCCGAGGTCCCCTCGGTGCTACACTCATCCCGAGGGCGAAGCCGAAGCTGTAGGCTAGTGCAGCATATAATATTATACTTATAATCTTACTTGTTTTACTCATAAGTCCTTTCACTCTACGTGAGACCAGTGGTCGACGTAACCTTGGGTTTGGTTCTTAACGTCTCATTAAAAATAATTATTTGAACATGTAATTGCGAGCGATCATACGCCCCAAGAATGAATCCCTTATCTATTTCTTCCATTTGAATCGTGATGTCGGGAGATTTGGATTCAAGATAGGTAACCGCTTTCTTGAGATCGTCGAGAAGAATTTTCACTTCTTCCTCCTTAGAACTTCCGTTCCATCTTTTCTCTTTACTACGCGACAAACTTTATTTATCTGTCTGAAATATTCTGTAGCCTGTTCTTCGCCAAAAAAACTATATAGACGAGAAATTTCATAGGAACTCGTACTAATATCCCAACCACTATAATTCGTAAAGTGATCTACGATCTCGTCGACCTCTTGTTGAAGGCCATAAATTAGTTTCGGATACACGCGTTTTTTACCGCTCATAAGCAATCCGACCATAGAATAAACATAAACGTCAGGAACATTATAAAAAGACAGAATTCCATCTCACGCCCCCTTGTAGCGATCATCAAGATTAGTTTGTTTTTCGATAACAAAGGTCAACGTAAACAAAACACAACAAGCGGCATGCGCTAAGTGACTCTCACCAGTCTCTGGATCGAGATCTTCACCCTTAAGAAAGGAAAAGATATGTCTGAGAGCTGCACTTAATGTGCGACGATACTGAAAACCTTTTCTCCAATTATCCGCTGAATATTTTTTCATTCCGAAAGTCATCACTCTGCCTACGGCTTCAAGTGCTTCGATTGGCATGATGGCTAGCATTGGTTTTTCTTGATCATGTTTCGTAGCACTCGGCGAACTAAAGCCAGCAGTTACGCCGGGCGAGCTCGCTACACCCATTCCGGCGGCTACACGTAAGCGAGCAATCTCTTCCGCATTTAAAGTTTCTCGTTTGAAATCGGTACCTGAACTCACTTAGCCTCCTGAGCTTTCTGAGATTGTTGTGATAAGGAGGTCAGTGTCATAAACGACTCTTTTGAGTCGGAGAGGACACAGGTCTCCTTTTCCTCATCCGTAGACATTGCTTCCATCAACGTGTCGTAACCGCGTTTTTTATTGTAGTACTGACCATATTCGGTGAAATACTTTTTGGTTCCATCTTGAAAATCTACGAGTACTGGGAATTCTGCACGATTCCGTACTTTCCTTGGAAGAAAACTTTCTGTCCTGCGAAGAGTGGTTTCCTTTTATCAGGCCTTAGTTGGTACATGTTACTCCTTCAATTACGTTCTGTTTTAGGAGCCTCACTTTCGTGAGGTTAGCTGCATAAATGATCTTTAGATCCGAGAGGCAGCGAGTAATATTACTTACTATAATATTATATCAAGCTGGTAAAAACACCAAATTGGACTCATTGATAATTCTCATTAAGAAACATCCCTACCGTTTTAAGATGCGAGTTTTAAGAATACGCATGAATTTCTCTGCCTTCATATCCGTGGTACAAGGAATAGTAGGGGATGAGTTCAACGTCACTTGAAGACAGTTCTTGAAGTTGTGTTCTACGTAGTAGTACTTACTCTGACAGAAACGGCAATTAAGCCCAGCAGAAGGAACGACTGTATAAGCGTTATAGCCAGCAACGTTATTACGAACGGGAATCCTATGCTTAGGGTCCACACTTGTAAATCCCCAAATAACAGGAACGTCACTACAAGAGGCAAGGTGTAAAAGACCGTTATCCACACCGACGACTGCACGAGCCTGACTAAGAATCTCCATAGCTTCTGTGAGCGTCGTTTTGTCGCGTAGATCTTCCGTGAGTTCACTTCGTATGGATTCATTGAATTCTCCTTTGACTTGAAATTCACTTGAGTGATCAATCTGCGAAGCACCAAGTAATACCACGTCGAGGTTAGTATTTTCTTTTACGAGCTTTATGAAGGCATTGATCTCGCTAACGGGCCATTCCCTCACGGCGCTAGTGTACCCGGTAGTGACTACGACGTACTCCTTATTTAATCGCCGCCCAGTTCCCCGAGGGACCCAGCTTGGGTAAGAGGACTCGTCGGGTCCCGAGGGCAAGCGGTTACATATATTAAGAAACCCATTCTCCACCAAACCCATACTAAGCGAGCTAATCTGATATGGCTCAAAATCCACGTCCAGACCTCGTAATCGCCTCGCCCAGGCGTCTAGCGGGACGAGCGAGTACATGGCTATAGGTTCATCCGAATCCTGAAGCTCCGTTCGAAGAATCTCAGTATAGAATTCCATCAAGTAATTCGGCGTATAGATGTAGAATATCCCATACGTAAAGTTCTTAATTGCGTACCGCAAAGCGGGGATACGAGCGATACAATCGCCTAGACCACCTTGACGTAATGAAATGTTAATAACTCGTGGGCTTAATATCATATCGCTCAAGCTACACTCGGATAACCAATAAGAGATAAATCGACGTTATCAATACCTAGAATTCTTAGTATCTTTACTAGATGTCCTTGAGAGAAATGAAATAGAGGTTCATCGCTCGATGTAAAGCGAGTACCTCTTTTATATTTTTTATATCCTAAAGCTTTGTTTAGCTTTTGGCTTAAATTCTTGTCCGTCGAA